TCATAGAGGCGTAAATGTGAGTTCCCCGGCATTGAAGGTGACGAGACGCCAGGTGTTTGTGGCGGTGTCCTTGATTTCGAGTCCTGCGGCTGAGATCCGGACCGCGCCGCGAGCCTCGCCCTCGATCACGAGCTGCGTAGGCAGCGGATACGGCGGATCGGGATCTTCCGGCACCGGCTCGTCCTCGCGGTAGTAGTTGTTTTCGATGACGAGCTGAATTGTTGGCAACACGATCCGCTTGCCGCTTTCCACGACAACGATCTCCAGCGCGAACGGCAGCGAGACGAGCGTGCCGAGAGCCGCGTCGATCCCGGTGCTCACGGCGACGAAAGCGAAAATGTATCCCCGACCGTCGAGGGCCGGAGCGTCCCATGTCGTGTCCAGAAGCTTCGCCGAGCCCGTGAAGTCCGCGACCGTCTTCACCACCAGCAGCCCGGTCGCGCCGGAGGCAAAAAGCTCCACCGCTCCGGATTCATTCAACGGGACCAGCTCGACCTCGACGTCCTGGTAACGTTTAACGATGATCTTTTGGACGTTCGTGGTCGCCGAGGCCGACGCGCCCAGGATGCCGGTGGCTTTGTTGTAAAATAATTTGCTCATGAGATTCTCCGGATTTCTGCCGCGATTTCCTTTTCCGCCTGGTCTGCCACGGCAGCAGCCAGAACGCCCTCTTCCGGCAACGCGGTGGGATCTGCGAGATGCCTCACGCTGGCGACGAGTTTATACCAGGCTTCGAGGCGCTGACCTTTCATGCCGCGTCCTCCGCGTCCACGGAACCCACGGTTTCGGAAAAGATATGCGCCCTTCTTCGTCCGGATGAACGTGAGCTGGCCATCGCCCGGCGTGGACCATTCCCCAGGGGAGCCCGCCGCCTTCGCCTGGCTGCGGAGAGGAATTGCCAACATGTGGCCGCTCTTCGCGCGGATCGTGCCGCCGCGCAGCTTGTGGACAAATTCCCGGCTCGCGACCGTTACCGTTGCCTCGTTCTCGGTCGCGCCGGTGAACGACGTGCCGCGCTTGACGACGCGGCTCCAGAAATTGGACCGCACCCAGCCGCGCTTGTTGCCTGCGGAATTCTTGCGGTCGAAATGGCGGCGCAACTCGACTTCCACGCGCTTGCCGAGGGCCTGCATGCGGCGGCGGGCTGCGTCGGGATTCGAGAAAAGCGCCGGCATCCGAGGGGTCGCGTTATCGGTGATCGTGATATTCACGGGTTCCCCTTTCCGGTTTCCGCTTTCCCGCTTCCGCTTTTGAAAGTTGCCGTGTCGCCGTCCACCTCGGCCTGCGAACCGAGCGAGGCGAGCAGATCCGCGCGGATCTCCGGCGAGAACCGCGCCAGGCTCGCCTCGACTTTGTCATTGAACCCAACCTCCGGCATTTCGAGCTGGTCATCCGGTTTGAGCGCGCCGAGCGAGATCGCCTCTTCGCGCGAGATGTCGCGGATTCCCATGCCGCTGCTGTAATCGTAGGGCGGGAACGGAGTCTGGAAGCGGGAGATCGCCGACCAGATCGGAGAGTCCTTGCGCGCGATCATGCGTCCGCCGAAAAACTCGCCGCCGCGATCCGACCAGCGCGCGTGCCAGTTGCGCGGAACCATGCGGTCCTCCTCGCGATAAAGCTCCTGGCACGGGAACGCGTCGAGCGCGCCCTCTGCCTGTCCGGCCTTCCATCGCGCAAACTCCTGCGCCTCGCGTTTATTGAAAGCGTAGATGAGCCCGAGACGGCCGCGCGACGTGTGATCCCGCAGCGTGCCCTCGCGGCCCGGCTCCGGAATATAGCCCGAGTCCTGGAGCGCCTTGCGAATGTCGCGAACGAACGAAGAGCGCGAGACCAGGCGCGGGCCGTGTTCCACGTCCTCACTCTCCAGCTCCAGCGCGGCCTGGATCTTGTCATGCATGAGCTGCAGGAGATCCGCTTTCGCAAACCGCGCCGTCCAGAACGACCGCTCGCGGAAGGCCAGCGGCAACTGCGCCCACTCGGCGCTGGTGAGTTCCCGCGCGACCGGAGTCTTCGCATTCATGCGGGCCACCGCTTCGGCAAGAGGCATGGGATCGGAGAGCGTCATAATCCGGACTGTGCCTCCCTTCCGAAATGTGATGGCCGCGCGGAAATCCTCGGCGATGGATTCTTTTTCTCGGCTTCCGGCAGCACCGCATCATCCGGCTGCTCGATGGTATCCTTGCCATCCGCGATGCGGTTGAGGTCCGCCTCCGCGCGGTCGAGCGTGCGGCGCTCGTCTTCCTTGAGCTCCAGACCGACCGCCATTTTCAAACGCGCGATGATCATGTCGACCGCCAGATCCCGCAGCCCTTTTGGAATCCGGGCGGGATCGGCATCCACGCGATTGCTCGCGTTGCTGGCGATCTTCCGGCGCACGGTGTCGACGACGCCCTGGATCACGCCAGGCGCACGGTCCGGCTGACCTTGTGCCTTCGCTTTTTCCGAGCACGCATCAATCACCTTCGCGACCTTTGCCTCGCGAAGAGTCTCAAGCGTTATGGGAATCCAGTTGCTCATTTATCCAAGTCTGCGGCCCGGCGAGGGCCTGGCCGCAGGGTTTGAATCAACGGTTGTAGATCGTGCTGGAAAGGCTCTCGATGGTGAGGGCCGCGTTGCTAGCCGTGTTCGCGTTCTGCACGTCCGCCAGGCGCAGGAATTGCACGTTTCGCAACTCGGTCGAATCGGTCGGCCCGAAGTTCCAGAAGTGCACCACGCTGTTTGTGCCATTGGCCGCGATGTTGCCGGAGCTGAACGGCTTCGTGGTTGTCCAGGTCGTGCCGTCCGCGCTCGCGTCAAATCGGAATACGACATTGTTCGTATCCGCCGCGCCGAGCTTGAACTTGGCGACGAACCCGACGCCCTCGCTGCCCCGCACATAAATGGCCGGGGTGGTGACGGTGGCGGTCGTATTCGTGGCAACGGTGTTCGTGCTCGTCGTCAGCGTCGCGACGTTGAAGGCGTCGACCTGGGCGTGCAAAAACTGCGTCGGCAGGGTGATCAGTGAGATGACCGCGATCATTGCAATCGCGATGATGAGTTCGATGAGGCTGAATTTTGATTTCATGGTTTTGGATGTTAGGTTTTTGATTTTACTAAGGATTTATCCTTGCGCCGCCACGACCCTGGCGACGCTTGCGCGCCCCAGGGTGTTGCGACTTGTCGGATCACGCCGACGCATCAGGTTTGATCAGGCGATGTTGATGAGCTTTCCGGCTTCGCCGTTGGTCTCCTTCACATCCATCGACCAGTCCATCTTCACGACCTCGCCCCGGTCGTCTTCCTTCCGGTAGGAGCCGGGAGCCATCCAGCGGTTGCGGACGCGGAAGGTCTTCATGAAGCTCGGGTCGCGCCGTGTGGGGCTCGGGTTCCGGGCGAAGATGAGGACCTTGCTCGCGAGAGCGAAGGCCATTGCCGCCGCCTTGCCCTTGGGCTCGGTGTCGGTGGCCAGGAAGCTGATCTTCGTGCTGGTATTACCAACGAAGAGGCGCTTCATGTTTTCGAGCGTGGGGGCGATGGCCTCGATGCCGGGGAAGTAGCCCTTCACCATTTTATTGGCGAAGAACGCGATCATCGTGGCCGGATCGATGACGATGCCGACTTCCATGCGCGACCCGCCGCCTGCGGCGAGAAGCACCGAGACGATGACCTCGTTCCACTTCGCGACCGGGTCGAAGTCCGCGTTCGAGAGCGTGCCCGCATTCGGGACAACCGTCGCGTTGGCGACGGCGAGCTCGATGACGCGTTTCTCGTGCGCCATCCCGCCCAGGCTCGCGGCCTCGTCGGCGGCTTCCATGAGCAGGTTCTCGCCCTCGGATTCCTCGATCTCGATGTCATCGAGAGGAACGTCGAGCGCGTGCGGGGCGCAGTTGAAGTCCGCGTCGGTGCGGTCGAAGGCGAGCCGTGTGGCTGGGCCTCCGAGCCCCCGGAGCGTCTCCGGCAACTTGAACCGGGTCTCCTTGTCGTAGACTTTGTATTTCCCGGTGTGCTTGACGACTTCGACAGTCGGCGCGATGAAGTCGGCGATCTCGCCGGTCTCTTCGCGGGCACGTCCCTGGGCGTATGCCTGAACGGTCGGACGACCGCTCAGAGTGCTGAGTTTTGCTGTATCTCCCATAATGGTGTTTTTTTGGTTACTGCGTTTTGACTACTGCGTTTTGGTTTTGATCTTCGATCAGTTGACGGTGACGTTGCCGACCGCCAGGGGGCGGACCTTGACGAGCTGCCCGTCAACGAAGTCCTCCTCGGCGATGGCAACCACGCGGTAGGTGCCGCCAGCCACGGGCAGCGCCCGGAGCTTGCCCGCGTCGGCGGGCGTGGAGGGATCGGCCAGCACGAGCTGGTCGCCCTGGTTTCCGGCCCCTTTGGCAACCACGCGGCAGTTCTTCTCGCCGGTGAACGGCTCGAACTGCCCCGCGCTGTCAAGCGCCTCTCCGCTCACGCAGAGAAAGGACGGGATGTCGGTGATGGCCGTGGGCAGAAGTGCCCCGGTGCTTGCGAGCTTCACGAGGAAGCCCTCCTTGTCGGTCAGAGCCACGCCGCAATTGAGCGGGAGCTGGCCGATTTTTGTGTCGGACTGTGTGGGATGCATGATGATTTTTTAGGTTCTTGGTTCTTGGTTCTTGGTTCCTGGTGCTTGGTTTACTTGGCCGCTTTCGCCTCTTCCTCGGACCTGGCCTGCTCGAAGCAAGCGCGGTAACCACGGGAGCGGTTGGCGGTGTGGAGTTCGTTGGCGCGGTTCGCGATGCGTCCGGCTGTGGCCTTGTCGGCTGCGGTTGCATCGCCTTCCTCCTGCGTGTCGCCAGTCACGGCGGGCGTTTTCACCGTCGCGCGATTGTGGATGACCGGTGTGGCCGGGGCGGTGACGGGCAATTTGCTTTTGCCCTTGGCGAGCAAGGCGAGCGCGCTGGCGCGGTTGCTCATGAGCAGGGGCTTCACAGCCTTGCGCTCTTCGACATCGGTGATCCCGGCTGCCGTGAGATCGCTCTCGGCAATGGAATCCAGCAACGCGTCGTGGTTGGTTTTGAGCGTGTCGTAAAGACCCGCCCGGTTTTTAATGGCCCCGATCTCCGCAACGGCGGCGTCTTCCGACGCATCCGGCTTCAAACCGAGGACGGTGTTGACTTTCGTCATAGTGTTTTCTCCTGTGGTTTCGTCGGGGTTTTTCCCGGACATGGTTGACGCGGTGCCGCCGCGACGGTTTGACAGAGGCAATGCGCCTCTCAAATTTGGATCGTTGGTGAGACCGGCGCGGTCGATGACCGTGGGACGCATGCGGCCTTTGGAAATATCCGGGCCATCCCAGACCGGGGAAATGAAGCGGTAGCGGCCCCCCTTCAGCGCGGCCTCACCGGTGTCGGAAAGATTGATCTTTCCCCACAGCCCATCGGCGCGGTTCTGGACACCTACGAGCCAGCCGGCTGCGGCGCTGCTCTTCGTTTTGTCATGAGAGAAGTGATCGAAATCCACAAGCAGCCCACCAAAGTTCGGCGCGCCGGACTTTTTCTCAAAGTCCTGGACCAGCGCGGTGATCGCCGCGTCGTCCACGACCTGGAGCACTTCCTCGACTTTCCCGTCGTCATATTCCCGGTCGCCGGGAAATTCCCCCTTGGGTGAAAGGTGGAACCACCCGTCTGCCGGGATCTCGAACTGCCCGTTTGGAAGCCGGTTCAGGATCATCGTCCGCCCTCCTCGTGAAAAATCGGGTTTGCAGGGCAAACGCATTGCCGTTGCATGCCCCTTGCAACGCCCCGCTGTGCCCTCGGACGGGCAGAGGCGGGGGTCTGTGCCCCCCAGGGGCAAATTCGGGCGATTAGGCGGGTTATCATGGCTGTTTGGATTGACTGGTTTTGACGGATGCGCGGACCCCTTCGAGCGCTGCCGCTCCGAGGGCGGATTCAAAGACCCCGGCCATCTCCGCGACATCCATGTCGCCGAGCAGCTCCGGGAGCCGGGCCTGCGTATCCTTGAAAAACTGGAGCAGCTCCGCGTCGCTCACGTTGCCGTCCGCGACCTTGGCCTCCATCCGGGCCAGTAGATCCTCAATCGGAGACACCCAGCCGGAGGGCACGCCCAGCGTGTCGGCAACAAGAGCGGTCGCACGATTGGAGATCCGGCGATTGGCCACCGGTGCATTGACCAGGTCGCCAGGATTTCCACGGGAGGGAGAGGCTCCTTCCGAGCCGACTTGTTGCGGCGCGGCTTTTACGACCACGTCGTATCCGGTCTTTTCCGAGATCTGGCCAGGGCTGACCTCAAAGCCCGCCAAGCTCAGATCCTTGACGCCGGTGATGAATTCCCCGGTGTCGGTCTCCTCTTCCGCCGCGATGGCAAAATACGCGAGGACCGGTTCTCCGGAGTGGCTCAGCTCCAGGATCTCTTTGTCAAACTGCCGCTGGAAGCTCTCGCTGATCCGCCCGGCCAGGCCGCGAGCAATGCGGTCAAAGGTTTCGCTGTGTGCTCCACCGGCCAGCGTGCCGCTGCCGCTTTCCGCCAGCATGGTCAGAAGCCCGCTCGTGATCGCGAGAACAATCTGTTCATCCTGATAGCGCAGGTGGTCGCGGAACGGATTCACTCCGCGAGCGCCATTGTCCACGCTCTTGATATCGGCACCGTTCGGCAAAACGCCCCGTGCGTTCCCGATCACCTTTTCCGCGATCTCCAGATACTTGTCTTCCTCTCCAATCCGAACCTGCTGCGGCATGATCGCGAAAATCGACGGGATGCCGTAGCTCTCGATGTAGCCGTCCCAATCTTTTTGCGAGAGGTTTTTCCGGACGAACGCGATCAGCGCGATTTCATTGATTGGATCTTCGACCTCGCGAACCAACACCCGGCCGGGCGGGATCTCTTCGCCCTTGGTCCGACCGAACCTGGCATCCGGATTATATTGCCAATCGCCATTGAGACCTTCGCGGACCAGATACCACTGCTCGATGGGTTCCAGGCGCGTGATTGCCCCGTCATTCTGCCCGCCCGCCGCGTAGCATTTTTCGAGATGGGCAAACCCGCGAAACTCAGCCAGGCAAAAATGTTCGATTGCCTGGCGAAGATTATCGATCCGGTCATACGCCGCTCGCAAGGTGTCGCGCTGTTTCTCGGCCATCGCCTTCGTCGTGCCGGGCGGCAGCTTCTTTTCGTCCACCGTGCGGATTTCCCAATCCATGCTGCCCACGGATGCAATGAGCGAACGCTTGCCGCCACGCAGCACCGCGTCGCGTTTCTCGATGAAACGGTATGTCCACTGCAGCTCCGCGTAGGCCCCGCGTTCCCCGGCCTCCAGGAGCGAGACCACACGCCGGACGTTCAGGCCGCGAAGGGGATTGTAGGCATCGCGCCAGATGTTCGCGCGCTTCACATGCAGCGTGATATTCGCAACCTGGACAATCGTGCTGATCGTCTTCGTCGCGGACTCTTTGGCCCGGTTGAATATCTGCGAGAGTTTCATCCTTCAAGGCTCCTTTCGCGACGGTTGGCATAAGCGGCAGCGGCGCGGCCGGGATTCTTGAAGACGAAGAAGGCTCCCGCCTGTTCACAGGCAAACCCGTATTCCGCCAAGCCACCGGAGACGAACGTGTCTCCATGCGCTCCGCTGGTGGAATCCACGTCGCATTCATAACGCCCGGCGCTCTTGATCGTGAGCCGCTGGTCTTTTTTGAAATACTCGCCAGCCGGGAGATCGTAGCGGTTCTCATTGACGGCCGCGCAGTAGATGTCTCCCAGGTAGGTTTTGAAATTGATCGGCTTGTCATATCCGGCCGGGTGGATGCCTTCGCTCTCGATCACGAGTGTCGTCGGAACCAATAAGCCGAGATGGTCGGCCAGATCTTTTGAGAAGTAGCGCTCGTTCGTGGCGGCGGCAATTAGCCCCTTCGCGCGACCACCCTCCGGACGTGCCTGAATCGTCTCGCACACCTGCTTCATCCGGTCCCGAACGATGGCAGGCTCTTTTTCCTTCCAGCACATGACCAGGCGCTGCGCCCGAAATCCGCCGTTCATTTCCGTGATTGTCACGCCGGTCGGATTGCTCGTCTCTTTGGTCGTGGTCGCCGGGTCGAAGCCGATGGAAACCACGCCCGGCCCGAGGTTTGCCCGGAGAAGATCCAGGGCGCGCCGGAAATCCCGCTCGCTTTCCACATAGACAAAGGAGCACGTCTGCGCGCCGCGCTGCTGGGCGCTTAGCAGGGCAAGGAGATCGATGGCCGCGCTGCCGCCCATCTTGTGCTCCAGGTCGTAGTTGTAGGGCATCTGCGCGCGGTTCGATGCCTGGGAGGCGAACTCCTCATAGGTCATCGCCTTGCCCTTGTTGTCGTAGAGCACGTGGCCAGCGGCGTAGGCATCCCGGAGCGTGACGCGGTGGATGAGGATGTCATCCTGCCCGCGATAGAAATTGCCTGCTGGATTCACCGGCAGTTCCACCCCTGCGGGCGGCATGGTCATCTCGAAAAACGGATGCCGGTCGTCGCGGCAGAGGTTCGAGCCGTAGATCATCTTGAGATCCGGCACGTCGCGGAAGATCGGGTCCACGGCCTCGCGCAGAGCGATCTCCAGATTGGCGGAGGTGAAGCCCGCCTCGTCGCGCAGCACCGTGCCGCGCCAGCCGCGCGCGGTCGCCGGGTTCGGGGCGATCACAAGCTGCCGTGAATAGTCCGTGCGCGAGTGATACAAGCGCATTTCCAACCGCTTGCTGCGGTAGAGGTCCGCGAAATCCTCGCGTGACATCACGCCATAGACCTTGCCGGTCTCGGCGTCCGCGCATTTGTAATCGAGCTTGTGCTCTTCCGCGCTCGACTCGAAGACGCTGTTCACCGCCTGGGCCTCGTTGGCGACCAGGATCGCCTGCTCGGCCGCGCTCACCGTCATGTTCACCAGCTCGGTGCCCAGGAGCAGCGAGGCAGACGCCGAGATCACCGTGCTCCCGGCCTCTTTCGACATTTCGTCGAAAGCGATGCTCCCCATCGTCGTGCTCTTGCGACCGCGCCGGGTCCAGAAAAGCACGGCCACCAGGGCGGTGGTCTCATACAGGCGGCGGGTGAATCGTTTTGATGCCATGATCAATCCGGAAGTTTCACTCCCCCCGAGGCTTCCAAGGCATCCACGTCCTTGAAGTATTCCGCGCGCAGCGCCGCGATCTTGTCGGCATTCGACATGCCGGAGTCCGCGATCTCCCGCGCCTTCGCATCCTTGAACCAGAGAAGGAATTTCTTGCAGGTCTCCGTCTCGAATTTCTCGCGGGCGAGGCTCAGAGTCTCTTTCTTCACGGCCAATTCCTGCCGTTTCAATTTCAACTTTTCCGTTTCCCCCTCCAGGATAAACTGATCCATGAGCTCCTTGTGCGAGAGCTCGCCCATCACGGCATTGAACCGCTGGTCGAGAAGCGACTTGCGGATCAGGGCGTCGATGTTCTTCGGCAGTCCCGCATCCATCGCAGCCTGTGCTTTCGCTGCCGCCGCCTTGCGCCACATCGCGGCTTCGGGCGAGCGGTGCAAGTTGTGGATCGCGTCGTTGCTGTTGGGCATTTCCACCTTCTCCAGCCATTTCTTGCGCTCCGCATACGCTGGCCGCTCCTGCAACCACCATGCAAAGTATTCGTCGAGCAATCCGGCGCGTTGAAGCTTCGCCGCCAGTGAGTCTGATCGTGAGTCGCCCATTCATCTTCCCCCCGTGATGCGCTGTGAGCCCTTCGGCTCGATCTTCCACATGCGGTCGCCGGTGATCGGATCTTCCTCGGCCGAGACCATGCCCGCATTTTTGAGCCGGGCGAGATCCGCCCGGAACTGGCTCTCGCCGCCGCCGTTGCTCATGAGACGGACCTCGGCCAGCAGAACGGTTTCGTTCAGCGGTTGTGGCGACAAATTGAAAAGGACCTGGAGAATCTTTGTGCTCATTCTTTTGCGATCCGGTTGACCTCGCCGCGCAACTCGCCGATTTTCTCGATGGCGACATTCACGCGGTCGTGGATCTTCGTCGCCCGGTCCTCGCCCGCTTGGATGATCTCCAGCTTGTCGGCATCCATCTTCAGGCGGATGACCCGCACGTCCTTTTCCAGGGCGCAGACGCGCCCGTGCAGCGGGCCGCAAAGCTCCTGGTGCCTGCCAACGGTTAGCGTCTCTTTTTCCAGAGACACGCTGAAGGGCTGCGGGCCGACGTCGCGTTTCTGCGATTTTCCGGTGAGCACTGCCCACGCCGTGACGAGAGTTCCCATGAGGATCACAAGGTTCACGCCGCCCCAGAGCATTTCCGCCTGGCTCATGACTCCACCTCCGCGACTCCCGCACCAAACCATCGGGCCTGGTGTCCGCGCACGTCCACATGCACGAAGCCCTTGTAGAGCCCGAGGCCGAGCTTGTCCTGGTCCACGCCTGGCACCCAGCCGTTGTTGATCGCCCGGAATACTGTCAGAGGCTCCTCGCCGTCGATGTTGATGTCCGCCGCCGTGCCCAGCGTGTGCTGGCTTTTCGCGACTCCGCCGCATTTGCGGTTATAGGCAGGCGTGCGGTAGCCGCTCGTGATGCGCAATGGCGATGCAAAGTGATCGCGGATCGCTTGCAGCACCGCCACCAGCTCGTCGGCGATGAGGATCGTGTCGCTGCCGTCGTGGCACGCGAACTCGCCCGCTGTCAGCCAAGTGCTCAGCCGCTTCGCCGCGTCTTTCTTGAGGGAGTAGGATCGGACCATAAATTTAATCGCGGGCAAAAATGTTGGCCTCGCGCAGGGCGAGGGATTGGAACTCCGTCGAGTTGTCAATGCGGGTGTGACCGACCGGCACATAGCACCCGAGGCCGATCACCGTGCTGGCGGGATCTTCGGCAACGAGGTCGTGGCCGCGCGGAAAATCTTTATCCTGCCTCACCCATTCGACACGCTGAACGCTTGCCGGGATCTTGATCGCCGGGCGCATCCACGGGGAGACGGAGAGAGGGTTCAGTGGCAACCAGGCCGGGAAAACCCGAGAACGGAAAACCGGATCGCACAGCACAGCGACCGTGATCTCCACGCCCATCGCCTCGCACTCGCGGGCGAGCGTGGCGAAGGCCGCGCCGCAGCCCCACGAATACGCGATCACCATCACGCGGGGCGATACCGCCGAGTTACGCACGATGAATTGCGCGAGCCCGCGCATGTCTTCCCACCACTCATACGGAGTGATCACGCAAAGCCCGGCATCCGCAAAGCCCCGCACGTCGCGCCACACGCGCTCGATGCCGGTCGGGCGCGAAACGCTTTCCCGAAAACCCATGATTGGAACGATCCACTTCACAGCCAACCTCCCGGTTGGAATGCGAAATGTGAAATGCGAAATGAGGGGATCATTTTTTGAAGAAGGGGAGGAACATGACTGCGGCCCAGATCGCGAGGCAGCCTGCGGCGATCCAGAGGTTTGATGAAGTGCTGCGGCGGCGGGATCTCATTTGATGATGGTTGAGAACCCGCTGCCGACCGCAGCGACTCCGGTGGATGAAAGAATGGCCCCGGTGACACCAGCGGCCCCCGCGTCGAAGATCCGCGCCGTGGCCTCGCCCTGGGCTTTGATCGTGTGCGAGGGATACACGCCGGGCAGGTAAACTTGATTGAGCGTGCAGACATAATTTCCCTTGCGGTCATAGATCGCTTCCTGCACCTGCATCGTCTGCCCGCTGAATGTCGCTTCCAGCTTGCCAACCGTGAGTTTGCTCAAGCCCGGCATGTCCGTGGCCACGGATGCGACCAGCTCGCTTTTCTGGTAAGTATGGCCGCTCTTATCGACCCGCGTGACCGGCTCGTAAACCCGGATGCCGCTGTTCTGGTGAGCACAGGCGCTGAGCGCAACCGCGAGAAACAGAAGGATTGTTTTCATAATGAAGTGGCCTGGCGGCTATCGTCTGCAGACGACACGGAGAGCGTCCCCGCCGTTGCCGCCAGGCGCTTTGGTTGGTTGTAGATTGTGAGGGATGGAGTGGAGAGCGGAGCTCCGCGCTTCCACGCAGGAGCAACCGCAGATAGATTCTGAAACTCCAGGCCGTCCTGGTTGATTGGCTTGAGCACGACGACGACGAGCGGGAGCCGGTGGAATGCAATGAGCTTGCGCAGCCGTTGCAGGAACCGTGCATCGTCCTTGCTTTCCAGGATCAGCGCGACCGCCCCGGCCTTCCTGGTCTGCGATGCGTAGTTCAAACTTTGTCCGACTGCCTCGCACCATTTCGCGGCAAACTCGACCTCGACCGCATGCGTGGCGGTGAGCACATCGCACCGCGTGCCGTCGCGCATCCGGACTTCACTTTTTGCCCCGGACTCGGACGCCAGTGCATCCGCATACCAACTCTCCAGATGCTGGTGCCCGGCATAGACCGGCGTGCAGGAGGAAAGAACGCTGGCCACGGCGAAGATCACCGTGACCAGCGCTGCTATGCTACGCAAATTCCGCAATCCGCATTCCGCATTCCGCAATCGAAAGAGATTCCCGGACACGGCTGAGATGAACTCCCCACCACGGGCACAACCGTGCCGGGAAAGAAAAGGAGGAAGGCCGAAGGATGAAGGATGAAGGCTCACTTGGCTTGCCCTCCGACCGCCGCTTTCGCACCTTTCAGCGCATGGATCACTACCGTCCCCTTTCCTTCTACAAGAGCGCTGCCGAGCGTCTCTGCGAAGCAGGCTGGATCGACCGCGCCGTCGTAAGCCAGACTGACCTGCGGGTCCGCTGGACCGACAAGGGCCGCGCCCGCGCCGCTCAGCTCCTCGACCTTCTCGCCGAGTTGGAAGAGGACGGCCAATCCCTGGACTGCGAGACGCTCGAAACGATCTACGCGATCTGCGGCATGAACGATCCTCGAACGCCGTAGGAATTCCATGAAGCGCGGATCAGGCGACATCGCCGTCCCAAAAACCGCCCGTTCACGCAGAGCCTCCGGAACAGCGTCCCGTTTTTCAGCTTTCCGCTTTCCGCTTTCCGCCTTATGCTTGCTTCCTGTGGTGAGCGCCGCGTTCATGTGGCAGCGAACCTGCCACAATCAAAATAAGCCGGGAAAAGCTACACGCGGCTCGCGGGACTCACGGTGAGAAAATTAAACCGGCCCTTTTCTCAATGAACTCTCTGCCATCAATGCCAGCATCGCTGATGAAATACACCGGAGTTTTTGACACCGAGAAACCCAGTCTTGCAACGCGTTTTTCCATTCGTTTTTCGGTCTGACATATTTTGGGGAATACTTTTTAATAATGGAGGCAATCAATCCCGGTTGACTGCGAGCGAGAGTTTCCATCTCGCTGCGCTTCGCTGACTTTTTGAAATGAATTCCGGCAGCTTGTAGTGATTCGGAAAATTCGGCTTTTGTGACACCGTTCGGCTCGTCTTCATCAGTGGGTTCTTGGAAGCACCCAATCCATTGAATGAAATGCAGGTTCAAATCTGCGCTGCACCCGTATTGCCGATCACCGTAGTAGAGATCAGGGCGGAGCGCCAATGCACCCCAAGTTCTCGTAAAATAATCTACTATGACAAGGCGGGCCATTGGGGGAATGCGTATCATCCATTCCCCTACGGTCACAACTTCGTTTCCGACATCGCGCATCAACTCAACTACAGCCTCCTCTGCCTGCTCCACCTTCCGGCGCTTTTTGTGTGGCCCGTCTTCCACATCAGCTTGAATCGCTGCATTCTCCCGAAGAATATCCAGCATCCCGATTGGCGGCCGCCATGTGATGCTCGCCAACCTGCTGGAGAATAAATCCGTGGTCGCGTGAGCTGTGCTGCATCGGTTCATGCTGTTGTCTTGCAGTGCCATTCTCAGTCCGAGGAGATTGATAGCTCGCAACTCTGCGCTAGATTCAGCGTCCAGACACCAGCGATCATCAACGCGAACACAAAACCCTCGCCGAAGAAGTTCTTTTTCTGCAACTCCGTTGCTCGTGAGAAATCCCCACAACTCCACTATTGCCTCGAATTCTCCGTTCGCAACCCACCCTGCCACTACGGAGGTGAAATCTGTTACAGGGTAGTATCCTCCTGGGCTGTAGTTTGGATCCAAAAATGGATATTCTTGGTGGGACCACGGTTTGAGTTGGGTGAATAGGTTTGAAACAGCAACTGTTTTGAAAGTGTGTGTCATGTCTTTTTATGTCGCCGCAACATGGCGAGCTAAATTTTTTTGACCGCAGATTCAAGGTCGGCGCGTAGTTTTGTCAGCTTCTTCTCTGCGTCCCGCGCTCGCTGCCGCCAGTTGTCCTGAACGAACGGTTCGCCGCTCGGTGGGGCCGTGCCAGCAAGGAGCCACTCCATCGACACCCCGAGCAAGTCAGCCAGATTGAGTAGCTCTTTCGCCTTCGGAATTCTCCCGTTGAGGTATTTTGAGATTGCCGCCTGCGAGCATCCTGCCGCTGCGGCTAGGTCCTTCTGGGTCAAGTGGTGCCTCATCATCTCAGATGTGAGGCGGTCTCCAAATAATTCCAAATGGCAATGATGCCGCAACCAAAGGCGAAAGCCAAAGCAAAAACCGCAGCTCCGGCGGCGGTTAAAACCCCGAACGAAACCCAGCTCCGGCGCTACCACGTCATCTGCGACGGCCGAATGTCGGTGGTCCAGGCCGACTATGTGCGTATCGACGACAACCACTACACCTTCATCGGCGAGGACGGCGAGCCGAACGGATTCTTCCCGACTGACCGCACCGCCATCGTCCGCCTGTCGTGAAGAAGCGCCGCTCCATCCGTTTCCCTGGCATCTGCAAATTCGCAGCGAAGGCCAAGGTCACCCGCATCCACGCCTACCGCGTGCTTGCGGGCGAGCGGCGCAGCCCGCGCATCGAAAAAATGTGGAAGGCATTTCAAAAGTGAGCGCCTTCCCTTTCCTCGCCGAGCCCGCGCCACTGCGTGCGCCGCGCGATCAAACGCGAACTCGGAATCTCTGAACCCGACGAACGCGCCGCCTGAAGATTTATGAACACGAAAGCCACCACCAAAAAAGCCAGCCCGAAAAGCCCATCGGGGGAACCGCAGATCCACGCCGCCGAAATCCTTGAGGCCGTCGCCTATCGTCTCTACGAGCACGCCGACACCTGCTCCGAGCGAGCCGCCGAGCGTCGCGGAGACATCGATCCCCGCTGGGTCCTCATGTGGACAATCCTCACCGACGAGCTGATCGCCCTCGCCGAGATCGCCGAAGGCCGCAAATGAAAAAGCCGTTGAGCCAAACCGCCTGAAATGAGCGAATCACAATCCTCCTGGGACTGGCTGGTGCCGACGACGAAGGATCTACTTCGGACCGACGAGGTCGCCCGGTTCATCGGACGCAAGGAAACGTTCGTCTATGAGTTGGTCGAGGAGGGGAAGCTCGAAGCCTTCGAGCCCACCGACCGCGAGGTCAAGCGCAAGGTGATCACCTCGCGCTCCGTGCGCCTGGTCCTCGCCGAACAGGCGCGCAGCAATCCCGCCAACTTCGCCGAGCGCGTTCTCTCCCTCCTTCCGCACCTCGACTCCGCTTCCCTCTCCCGGCTCATCGCCGAGGCCACCCGCCTCCGCTCGAAAAAACTCACCGCCATCTAATCCATGAAACCCCGTTCCACATTCCCCATTTCGCATTCCGCATTGCCGACGAAGTCGGCCAAAACTTCCGCCCCGCCCGTGGGCAGCAGCGATCCCAAGTCAGGTATCATCGTCGCAACGGGCAAACTTTCAAATTCCACATTGAGCATTTCGCATTCCGAGGACGCAGTCCTCGGCGAACAGCTCACCGAGCAATACCAGCTCGCGTGCGGCGCGATGACCGAGGTTCTCAAGTTCGGGGCCATGATGATGATGCTCCGGGAAAACCTCTCCACGCGTGGAGTCAACTCTGCGAAACGCGGTCCGGGAACCAAAGGCACCGGTCTGAAAGCCTGGCTGAAAGAGCACGCGCCGGAGGTCAAGGAGGCCACCGCCTACCGTTTCATGAACGTGGCGATGGCGGTCTCGGAAAAATTCGCGTTGCCGAAGAAGATCAAGTTCGCGGAGCTGGCGTCGAAGAGCGCCGCAGATCTTCCGAAGGCGCTCCAGAAAAAGCAGCTTGAGCTGTGGGACTTTGTGAACGGCACGAGCCAGCGCTCCTGGCTCGACCAGTTCACGCCGAAGGGAGGATCGCGGGAGAGGCCGAATGGAACGAAGCGGCGAACGCGAGACATGAAGGATTTCGATGATGCGCTTTCGCAGGCGATGGACTGGTATGAGCTGGGCGTTGTGGGGCTCAAGGAGTCCTACCTTCACAGCGACGAGCGCTGGATGGTGCTGCCCGAGGTGCAGCTCGCCAACGTCGCCGACCTGGTGAAGCTCTGGGCCAAGAAGCTCGACGACGTGTGCCGCTCGCGCAAAGTCGTCCCGAGCAAACTGCGCGACTGGGACAAGGATCTTTCGGAGGCCGGGCTATGACACTCGATGCCTACCAGCGCGAGCGCATTGGAATCCTGCGGCCGGTCATGCAGTGGATCGCAGATCATCCCAGCCGCGAAAACGCCAAGGCCACAGCAGCCGCACGCACCGGCTTTGGTTTCGGAACAATCGAAACCCTCTTCCGTAACTGGAAGCGTGATGGAGACGCCGCGCTGATCAACCGCCGCAAGCTCAAGAAGGAGAAAAAGCCCGCGAGCGAATCGCTGGACATCACTGCCGCCGAGAGGAACAAACTCCGCCAGTTGGTGCTCCGCTGCAACAGCGTCCAATTCGCGCTGGAAGCCTTCGCGGATCTGCCCGACACGCGCCCCGAGCTGCGCGAGCTGATCACCCTCCATAGGGCGCGTAGAAATTATCCAAAGGTTTTGCGGCGCGCTGCCATGACCACTCCGGAGGAGCAGGATCTCGCGCGCGGCCCGAAGCGGTTTAATCTCCATGTGTCCACCCAGCTTCGCACGAATACCTGGATCGACTCAGCGGGAGTGGAGCACGAGCTGCAAGGCGGCGACTTGTATGAATGCGACGATATGAGTCTCAACCAGCCCTTCTGGTATGAGTGGCCGTATGGTGGAGATCCGCTCTCCGACATGTTCGGCGTCCGGCTCGGTCGCCAAATGCTCGCCTCCGTGGACACTGCCACTGGAAAATGGCTCGGCTTCGATCTCATCGGCCGGGTGCGCGATGCCTACCGCGCGGAGGACGTGGTCCGATTCCTCGGGCGCATCGGCGAGACGCACGGCCTGCCTCGCCTCGGGTTCCGCCTGGAGCGCGGCGTGTGGGCCTCGCGCGCCGTGCGCGGCGTGAAGGGGATCAGCGACGACGAGGAGCAAAAGGTTTTTGCCTCCGTGCGCGATGTGGTCGCGATCCACTACGTCCACAGCCCGAAAGCCAAGGGCATCATCGAAGGCAGCTTCGACATGCTGCAGACGATCCTCTCGCTCGACGGCATCCAGATCGGACGCGAGCGCGGGGAATACGAAAAGGCCACAGCAGCCATGCTGAAATGCGCGGACGGGCGCATGCATCCGGCAAACGCGGGATTCCCCCACATCAGCGAAATCGCCCAGCGCATCGAGAATGCGATGAAGACAGCGGATGCCCGCCCGAAGCTGGGCCGTTTGCTGCGCGGCATCCCGCAAGAGCGGTTCGACGAATCCATCAGCGTGACTCCGTTGAATACCGTGCCCGAGAACTGCGCCCATCTTTTCCTGCCTGTCAGAAAGCCGACCCGCATCGACGGAACCTTCGTCCGCGTGAAGGTTCCGCATTACAAACACACGTTTTCTTTTTCGGTTCCCGACCGGCTCGCTTATCTCGGCAAGGGATACAGCCTTCTTGTTTGCTTCGATCCGGCAGATCCGCACGCGGGGGCGCGAGTGTTCGACGCCGAGACTGATGGGCGGTTGCATTTTGATTCCGTCGTGGGCCAAAGCTACGGGACCTTTGCTTTTGCTCCGGACGCCCCGCAGCTCAATTTTTCCAGCGCCGCAAAAGGCACGCAGCGCAGATCCTACGCCGCCGCCGCCCGCACGCACTTCCGCGCGACCGGCATGCGCCAGGGCACCGGCGCGAGCATCGACCAGGTCGCGGACGGCCACGGCTCCAGCGCACGGATCGCGCGCGGCCTGGACATCGCCCGGCCGGAAAACATCCCTGCCTCCAGCGCGCGCGCTGCAGAGGCCCTGCAGGCCCGGCGCAGCTTCGTGGAATCCGGCGAGCGCGCCACGGGCCGTCGCTTCCGCAATGTCACGAGCGCGGCACTCCTGGACGACGACGAGAACTACTCGCCCTGCGCGCCGTCGCGCCTCGGGGCGGAAGCCCTGCTGTAGCACCCCACCACACTTTATGAACACAACCACCACCACGCCACCCGAACCCAACCCCGAGCCGCAGTCCAACTCCGGCAACAACGTCCGCGCGTCATGGAACTTCTCGCTTCATGACATCCGTGTGCACCTTGCGCACTGCTCGCACGAAGCGAAGGAGATCCTGATCTCCTGCTTCCTGTGGTGCATCGAAGCCAAGCACCCGGTCAGCAGGCCGGAGTTCGCCCAGGCCATCGGCTACGATGCCTCGACGATCTACCGGATCTACTCGGGCAAATACATCAACGCCACGACGCGCGAGCGCCTGGAAGTGCCGCCGAAGATGGTCGAGGCCGCACGCGCCTGGCTCGCCCGCCAGCGCAAAGCCTACACGCCCATCGGCGAGTTCATCCTCACGCCCACGGCCGAGCGGATCTTTCTCGCCTGCAACCTCGCCCGCGAATCCAAGACGCCGGTGTTCCTGTGGGGCCGGTCCCACATCGGCAAGACCTGGGCGCTGGAAAAGTTCGCCGCCGACAACAACCACGGCCGCACGATCTATGTGCGCATGAAAGCCGCCACCGGCCTGGGCGGGATGGTGAAGCGGATCAATGAGCGCTGCGGCAACTCCGACAAGAGCAACACGGCGGATTCGATTGACCGCATCAAGCGCGCGCTGAGTCCGGAGACGCTCCTCATCCTGGACGAGCTCCACCTCCTGCAATACACCTACCGGCTCAATTCCTTTTTCGCGTGCCTGGAGGTGATCCGCGAAATCTATGACGAGGTCGGCTGCGGGATGCTCCTCTGCGGCACCGAGCTGCTGCTTGAAAAAATGCGCGGTGGCACGCACGGCGAAATGGAGCAGCTCCTGCGGCGCGGTGTGCACAAATTCCACCTGCCGAAAATGCCGAGCAAGGATGACATCGGCGCGATCCTCGGCCACTACGGGATCAAGTTCCCGGCCAAGAAGGAAGTGATCAACATCGAGGTCGACGGCCAGCACCTCAACGAGATCCCCTACGATCTCCTGCGCCAGCTCGCCAAGGACGACGGCATCAAGTCGATCACCGAGCGCCTGCGCTACGCGGAGAAGCTCGCCAGCAAGGCCCGCACGTTCGCCACGATGGCCCACTTCATTGAGGCCGACGCGCGCATCAAATCCAACCGCCACGCGGATAACTCGGACTGGGATTGACCGCCATGAAGACCGATCCTTACGCACCGCTGACCGAGCAGCAGATCGCCAGATTTCGCGAGCTGCTCCCACACATCGTCGCATGGCTGCGCGCCCGCGAGGGCAGGAGGGCGCAATGAAACAGCCTGCCATCGACGCCACACGCCGCGCGGTTTGCCTCGCGCTCGAAGACTTGGGCGGGGTCAACACGCGGCTCCGCGAGATCGAGGACGGCCTGATCACCGGAGACGAGGTCAACGAAATCATCAGTTGGTTGGAGAACGCCGCCGAGACGCTCTCCACCACTGCGCAGACAATCAAGGAGGGGATCAAGTTATGAGCGCGGCCACTCTCTTCATCCACGTCCGCGAATATGGCGGCGCGTATATCGCGCGCTGCAACGGCAAGACAGCTAGCTCGACGGCTATGCCGATGTTTGCCGCAGAGAACGCGGCTCGCAAAGCGGCCGGAGTGCTGCTCTCGCTGGGCGTGATCGCGGCCGTTCCCGAAAAGCTCGTGCTCAAGGGAATCGTGCAGGGCTCTCTCTTCTCTTGCGAGGTCGGCCCCTGTCTCCCCCGGAGGTCCTCGAAATGAACGACCTGCGCGCCACCCTCACGATTAACGGCACCAGCCTGCCCAGCATCTTCGCTGCAGCGGGCTCGCTGCTGCAGGATCAGCTCGTCGGCGAAATGAGCGGCATCCTGCGCAGCCAGGGCTACGCGGTGGAGATCCCACAGGCGTGGGAAACCCCTCGCGAACTTAGCGCGCGGCTGGGCATTCACATCGGAACCTTCTCCCGCAAAATTAACATGGGCGCGTGCCCGAAACCTTACGATGTGATCCGCGACAAGCGCGGCATCGCGTCGCTCCGCAGTCACAGCGTCCTGGACGCATTCCTAACTAAACCCCAACACCGCAAATCCTAATCCCATGAAACCAGAAGACACCGACCAATACAAAAACCTCGTCGATCTGCTCGCAGTATTCGCCGAAGCATCCAACCGTCTCGAAGTCCTGCAATCCGACATCCAAGGAGGACTGATCGAGATCGTTGATGAGAAACGGAAAGAGTATGCCGAAGCGCAGGCCGCGCTCAGCCAGGCGGAAAGCGCCATTGAGCTGATCGCAACCTCGCATCCCGAGTGGTTCAGCGAAAAGCGCCGCAGCATCAAAACCCCATACGGGACGGTCAGCTTCCGGCGCTCCACGAAACTGATGGTCTCCAATGAAGAGGCCAGCATTATCCTCATTGAGCAGCTCTGCGACAACGAAGCCGCCGCGCAGCTCGTGCGTCAGGAAAAGGCCCTCAACCTCGAAGCCTTGGAAAAACTCACCGATGCGGAATTGAAGCAATACCGCATCCGACGCGTCACCGAGGACAACTGCAGCGTCAAGCCCGCCAAGATCGATCTCGGCAAAGCGGTGAAGGAATCCGCAGAGCAGGAGGCCGCATGATCGCCAGCGCGACCTACACACTCACCGCCGCTGACGCGCTTTCGCTGAGCGTTGCCAGCGGGTTCGCGGGCGCGGCAGCGATCATCATCGTGCTCCTCGTGTGGGTGCTCATCCGCGACGCGCGCGACGCACGCGACCGGCGCGACCACTACGTCTCCAGCCGCCGCACGCCCACCGGGATCTGATTATGAGCTTCCTCACAAAACCTCCCTACGATCAGCCTCTCCGGTGCGTCATTCCGGTGCCGCGCGAACTCACGCCCGCCGAAGCCCGGCGCGTGCATGTGCTGCATCTCCGGCGCGACTCGCTCCTCAAGTCGCTCGCCTTCGTCGAGGCCAAGCTCGCCCGCGAGCTCTCGGCCCTCGCCCCGCTCCCATAAGTCCTATCCGTCCTATTCGTCCCATGTTAACTCCCAAACAAATCCAGAAATACTGGCGGACCTGGGCGAAGATCCTCGCCTGCCAGGGATGGTCGCACGAGACGGCCGTGCGCAAGGACGCGCGCCGGAAGGCGACGCACATCATGTGCGGGCTCAGGAACCCGGACGGATCGGGCCGGAGCATGAAGTCGTTCGAGAACCGCGATTTCTCGCGCTGGCTGGCCGCTACAGCCCACCTGTGCGGCGAGGTGGACATCCGGGACCGGGACCGCGAGAACGCCGTGTGGACGATTGAACGGCTCGCAGCGGGCTTTGAGAAACTCCTGGGCACCGACTATGTGAGCGCGCTGAAACTCGACTGGCGCGACACCGAAGACCTGGACAAGTTTCCGGTCGAAGATCCGCTCCGCTACCTGCGCGACGAAAAGGGCCGCATCGATCCGCGTGATGCCGGGCGCATGCTCGATCTGCAGAACCTCCGGAACACTCTCAAGAATCGCCTCGGGCGCGTGATCCAGCGCCTGAAGGATGGAGCGCTGAAGCCCGGCCCGGACTGCCCGCGCTTCTACGACCGCAGCCAGGAGGAAATCATTTCCGCCCTGGTCAACAAAGAGGCAATCACTCCGCGCCCGCGCCTAGTCATCACTCCGAATGGTGCAGTTCCTGTGGAAGTGCCCGCCACGCCCTCGCAGCCGCGCCGCAAATACATCCTGGACGGAGGACGCAGATCTTTTGGAACGCCTGTCGAATCACCACCGCTAAGGAGGAACGTCCTATGCCACCACGGCAGAGAAAGCCTGCCACCGTGATGGGTCCCACCCCCGTTGCGCCTCCGGCGAAAAGCAAATACTGCACGCACGCGACCCCGCCGCCCACGAAGCTCCCTCCCGCGCCACTCGCCCTGCCCGCTCCCGAGCCGGTGCACCACCTGGCCGACAACGAACCGTCCTGAGCTATGGACTACGGAGAACTGGCAATCCGCATCGAGAGCTTCCTGCTCACGGCGAAGCGCTGGTTTTCCACGGCTGAAATCTGCCGGGCATGCGGATGCCAGGAGCGCCTGCTGCGGGCTGATGGCAAACGCCGCCCGATCTTCCGCAAGTTCGCGATCAGCTCGTCCGCCAAGGGGCTCAAGCATCTGAATTTCACCACGGTCACGGAGCGGCTCACTTACAAACACGCGCGCCTGAAAGTCCTGATCTCGAACCGCCGCGCGCTCGACGATTTGGCCGAAGCCACCCGCTGCTGCCTCACAGGGAAATTCCCCGACCAGCGCGAGCGCTTCACCCAGCAGGCAACTCTTTTTCCTTTATGAGCCTGTTCAACGAGCTGCTCTGGAATTTCGACCATGAGGGATGGAACGAGGATGACATCCCGAAATTGAAATTGAAGGAGATCCAGTTTCTCTGCCAGGCGCTGGGCGCTCCGAAGTCCGGCACGAAGGAAAGGGTTTCCACCCGCTTGCTCGCGGTCCGGCAGGTGCGCATGAAGATCTCAAAATATCCGTCGACCTCAGATGGCGTCCATGCCCTGGTCGCAGACTATCCGAAGGAAGCCCTGAAATGGATGGCCAAGGAGGCTGGGCAGTGGAGATCCGGAAACAAAAAACGTCAGTCGTGAGCAATCCCAGCCGGGGACGCGCTCCGCAACTCAATAAATCTATGGAAATGCCTGAAAACCAAAACTCGGAACGGGCTGGGATTGGCTCGACGACATTGTTCGGCGATTTCCCGACGCAGCGCACAACCTCGGACTGCTTCTCTGCATGTCTCTCTTGGCTGCTCGGCCTGCCGCAAGATGATGTGCCTGACTTCACCGGCCCCGATGACGGCTTTTACCGCCGAGTGGCGGAATGGCTTCGCCCCCGTGGACTCCGCATGCTGCTCATGGAGTGGGACAGCCTCCCGGCAATGCTCGGCGGTCCGATCATCGCTCGCGGAATGACTCGCCGCCGGAAGTATCACGCAGTCCTTTGGGATGACAACGGGCTACTGCACGACCCGCACCCATCAAGGGCCGGATTCAGCGCACCGCCAACACACGCGATGCTGATATTGATTTTTGCGAACAGTGTAATCAACAAACCGAGTTCGGATTAATTCATGGGACTCATTGATCAATTCCGCATCCAGGCAAGCTGCCGGGAACTGCAAAAGCGCACGGTTTCCACGTATGAATTTTGGATCCGGAAATTTTTCAAAGACATGGGAAAGCCTCCGGCCTCCGAGTGGACGGGAGAAATGGTCTCGCGATGGATGCACCGCCTAGACCGTGAAAACTACTCTTCCGTGTCGCGCAAGCAGGCGCTGTGCGCCTTGGTGTTCGTCTTCCGGCATGTGCTGATGGTTGACGTCGGGAACCTTGGTCTGCCAAAGCCTCCGAGGGAAAACTTTCACTTGCGCACGATCCCGAGCCGGGAGGAACTCGGGCGCATTTTCTCTGGCCTGAAAGGGCAGCCGCGCTTGATGGCTGCCCTCATGTATGGGGCTGGCCTCCGAGTCGAAGAAACCTGCAAGCTCCGCGTCCAGGACATTGATTTCGATGCCAAGACGATCCGGATCCACGGCGGAAAAGGCGACAAAGACCGCCTGTGCCTTCTGCCTGAAATTCTCTTTCCACACCTTCAGCGCCAGATCGCCTGGCGCGCAGCGCTGCACGACCAGGACGTCGCGGCAGGGGCGGGATATGTCGATCTGCCTGGAAGATTGGCTATCAAATATCCATCTGCGCCTCGCGAGCTACGGTGGCAGTTTCTTTTCCCCAGCCAGGCTATCCGCGATCAGCGGAGATGGCATGCTGTCCCGGAGGGAGTCCAGAAGGCCATGCGCGCGGCCGTTCGGGCGGCTGGGATCACCAAACGCGTCACCCCGCACACCCTGCGCCATGCCTTTGCCACCCATGCGCTGCGCGCAGGGAATGATATCCGGACGATTCAGGATCTCCTCGGGCATGAGCACATCGAGACGACGATGATTTATCTGCACGGCGATATGGCCAGGGGGGTGTCACCGCTGGATCTTCCTCCACCTGCGGTCATTCGCCATCAAGCGTTGTGCTGATATGCCCGCCGATTCCCTCGTCAAAAACTGGCTTCACCGGCTGAAAAACCAGTTCTATCCGGACAACGCGAAGGATTTCTACCAGCAGCGCAGCGTCCTCATTACCGCCATCACGACCCCGGCCCGGTGGCTCGACGAGCGCGGGGTCCGGTTGCCTGAAAAGCGCCTGGACGCCATTTTGACCGACATCCTCCGGGGAATCATGCACCACGGCGACACGGCCCGGATCGGTTACTTCTGCCGATACTACCTGAAGGCCGTCCAGGACCACATGACCCACCAGGGCGAGAAATACTACGAGGAGGGCAAAAGCCTCCGGTTCATCGTCGATACCGCCCTCGAAAACCTCTCCAAGAAGCAGGCCGCAAAGCTCCCGGATGCCCAGGACCGCACCACCGCCGACCTCGCCGCCCTCAACCGCCTGGTGGAATCCACCCGCGTCAAGAAGAGGAAGGCAGCGGCGGTCAAAACCGACCTTCAGCAGGAGCTATTCTGA